GAGATCGAGGCGAAGGCGAAGGCCGGCATGGGCCAGCCCGAGCTGCAGAAGAACCTCGGTGACACGTTCACGGCGTTGGTGAAGACCGCCAACGACATGGGCATCACGGGCGGTGCTGCGGATGCTCTGGCCCGCAAGGTGATGGGTATCCCGCCGAAGGCGAACATCAACACGTGGATGTCTGATCAGGCCAAGCGGATGGCGGAGCAGACAGACGCCGCCGTGCGGAACCTCGACGGCAAGACGGCCCACACCTACGTCTACCACCACGAAATCAACACCATCGAGAACATCACCACCAGCTCCGCCAGCGTGCACAACAACACCGGCGGCAGGCAGGGCGCGAAACCGACCTTCCACGCTGATGGTGGTGCGATCTTCGGGCCGGGCACGGGCACCAGTGACGAGGTCCCGGCGTGGCTGTCCAACGGTGAGCATGTGCTTACCGCTGAGGAAGTGCGGAAGATGGGTGGCCAACAGGCTGTCTACCGTTTCCGGCATGACCTGATGGCGGGGGATGTTCCCAAGTTCGCCGCTGGCGGCGCGGTCACGTGGGGCCAGGTCTCCCCGGCACGGTGGAAGCAGCTCCTTGCACAGGGCTGGCACGGCAAGGCCGGGGACAAGGTCGAACGGCTGTACCCGCCATCTGCCGAACAGCAGAAGAAGCTGGCGGAGCTTCGGGAGTTCCGGCGGGACACCGTGCTGGACATGGACAAGGACAACCGGCGGGGCAACGGCTACCGCTCGGTCACTGAATCCCTGTCGAGCGCGTACTCGTTCGCGGACAAGCTCACCAGCCTGGCTGACAGCGGGAATGTGAGCAGCGGACAGGTCCGCAATCTGTACGCAGTGTCGGGCAGGTCTGAGGCGCAGCTCCGCACGCTCCATGCACGCTCGGATGCGCTGGGTAAGAGCCTCGACGCGGCCAAAGCCAAGCTGACGGATCTCACCCAGATCCGCGGCGAGGTAGCCAAGTCGCTCTCCGGTGAGTTCGACATCGGGAAGACGGCGCAGCGGCAGGGCCTGTTCGGTGCCGGGGCTGTGGGAAACACCATAGCTGAGGCGAAGGGGTTCCTGGCCAAGGTGCAGGGCTTCGCCGGGAAGCTAAAAAAGCTGCAGCAGAAGGGCTTCTCTGGCGCCATTGTGCAGGAAGTCGCTGCGCTCGGCACCACGGCTGGGACGCAAGCGGCGGACTCGCTGCTGCAGGCCACGTCGGCGCAGGTGAAGGACCTGAACAACACTATGGGCGCGATCAACACGGCGTCGCTGTCGGCCGGTAACGCGGTCACTGACTCCCTGTACCGGGGCGGCATCGCGGGGGCATCGGCGAACGTCCAGAGCCTCGAGCGGCAGGAGGGCGCGATCTCCAAAGCCATGCTGCAAATCGGGCTCGGCATGGAGAACGCAATGCGGCAGGCACTGGGTTACAAGCCCATCAAGCGTGCCGGCGGTGGCGCCGTGTACGGGCCGGGCACATCCACGTCGGACTCGATCCCGGCCATGCTCTCCAACGGGGAACACGTGCTGGACGCGGACGACGTCCGCAAGCTCGGCGGGCAGCAGGGTGTGTACCGCTTCCGGGCCCAGTTGCAGCACCTCCCGGCGCCGTCCAAGTCACTGGCCGGCGGTTACGGGCAGGTCCACTCGGTCCCTGCTGCCGCATCGGGGGCCCTAACAGGCGGGTCCCTGGAGCGGCAATTCGAGCGGCTGAGCGCGGCCATCGAACGGCAGCGACCCATCCAAGTAAACGAGCAGACACACCCTGTCGCGGCCGCCCACGAAGTGGCACGGCGGCAACGGATGCTCGGCACCTAAGAGAAGAGGAGGCTGGGATGCCTTATCCGAGCCCGATAACGTACCCCAGCCCCTCCCTCTACCCAGGCTTCAGCACCGGGACCGCCGGGCGGTTGATCTCGCTCGGCGATCTCGTGCTGGGGCAGTGGGATGAGCGTGGCGTGAAGTGGTCCGTGAACAAGTTCGACGGCTGGGACGGGTCCACGTCATCGACGGCGGACTTTGTGCAGCGGGCCCGCGGGCACGGCGCCACCACCACCGAGGGCTTCTACACACCGAGGTTCCTCACCATCGAGGGCATCATCACCGCCCCGAACCTTGCCCTGCTGGACGAGTCGCGGGACATGCTCAACGCCGCCGTCTCCCTGCGCCTGTTCCAGATGCTCGTGTCCGAGTCGGGGCAGGTCCGGAACATGATGGTCAAGCGGCAGGGCGCGGTGGTGGTCACGCCGATCACGGACACCACAGCATCCTATTCGGTGCTGCTCGGCGCCCCTGACCCGCTGAAGTATGGGGATCTCGTCACGGACTCCACCCTGCTGCCGTTCTCGAGCGGCGGCCTCATCCGCCCATCCACATGGCCGCGCACATGGACCGGCACCTCCGGGACGGGCGTGGTCCGGATCCGGAACGAGGGCAACGAACAGGCCCCGGTATGGCTCCGCATCGACGGGCCAGTCCCCGCCGGAGGATGGGCGGCCACCCACGTCGGCAAGAAGAAGTCCCTGACGTTCGCCAACGCTCTGGCACTGGATGCAGGCGAGTTCGTGACTGTCGACATGGAACGCCGCGAAGTCCTCGCCCAGGGCCAGTCGGCCCGCTCGGGATACGTGACGTCCCGCGGCTGGTTCTCCCTCGACCCGGGAGACAACGACATCGCTTTCAGCGCACTGAACTACTCCCCCACGGCAACCCTGACCGTCACCACGAAACCAGCTTGGAGCTGACCCATGACGATTACTTTCCTCGCCCCTGACGGGGTCGCAGTAACAGCGCAGCAGGAACGCCAGGCGAAGGCTGCCCTGTACGTGGGCGGTTACGGGCGCCCGCTCGGCGGCCGCTCCGGCTTCCGCGCTGACGTATCCTCGGCCGTCCTCGTCGCCACGACGACCACATGGACGCTGAAGCCGTGCGCGGCGATGATCGACCCCGGTGCCACCACCCACCAAGGCATGTACGGCTGGTCCACGGACGCCGACGTCACCGGCCCCATCACTGCTTCGGACGTGACCTATGACCGCAAGGACATCGTCTACGTCCAGATCAACGACTCCTCCGCGGGTGACGGCTCCGGTGCCCTGACGGCCAACGTGCTGTATCTGGCCGGGACGCCGAACGCGACGCCGTCGGCACCGTCCCTTCCGGCGCGGTCATTCCTGCTGGGCACGATCAACGTGCCGAAGACCGGCGGCGGCTCCCCCACCGTGACCCTGAACCCGGCCCGGTTCGTGGCCGCCGGTGGGCTCCTGCCCGTAGCGTCCGCAGCCGAACGCCCCAGCTCGCCATATGTCGGGCAGCAGGTGTGCCGACTGGACCGCGACGGATTCATCCAGACCTACACCGGCCTGAACACCAGCTCGGGCTGGGAATACAAGGGCCTCCCGCGAAGGGTCTACGCGGACGTCAACGCCTTCACCAACGCAGGCGGCAACAGTGACCGCCTCCTCTACACCATGCCCAGCGCGAGCATCGTCAAGTCCTACCCGCAGAAGTACAACGCCACGCTCAAACTGACCCTCAACTGCGGCATCATCAACGGCGGTGTGCTGGCTGTGAATGCCTGCGTGTCCGGCGCCAGCATCCCGACCGCCGCGCAGGCCCAGGGTAAGGCCTCTATCGCGTGGGTCAACCCCGGCGCCTACCTGCAGACGGGGCAGACAGAGACTGGCTGGCTGTCCGTGGGATCCGGTGGCAACCCGCTGATCCGTGCATGGGTGGAGCAAGTCCAAGGGACCGTGACCAACACCGCCAGCGTGAACCCGGCGTACACCAGCTTCTACGTCGACCTTCGACCGGACGACGACTAGGAGCACCGGGCGTGTGGACCCCCAAGTACTGGAACTCATCAAGACTGTTGGCGGCGTACTGCTGTCAACCGGTGGAGCCCTCGGCCTCTACCTCATCTTCCGCAAAATCGACGCGGAAATTCAGAAGGCCCTCCGCGAGGACATCGCCGCTCTCCGCAAAGAGAACCGGGACCTCCGCGCTGACCTTCGCAAGGCCGAAGGCCGGGACGACGATGAGGAGGACACAGCATGAACGAGCATAGAGAGCGGCTGGGCTTCCCGCCGCGGTGGCTGATGTTCCTCGCCGTCGTCATGTGTCTCCTCGCTGTGCTGGCCGGCGTCGGAATCCTCGTCTATGACAAGGTCTCGGCAACGGCGGAGAAGAACACGGCGCAAGCCAACACGCAGACGCTGGCGCAGGACATCCAACGCGTGTGCCAGGAGCAGGGGAAGCTGCTGGTTCAGGACCGTGACCTGTGCGCGAAGGCAACGGCCGTGCAGGAGACCCCGACCGATGCGCTGCCCGGACCCAAGGGTGAGAAGGGCAACGACGGACTCCCCGGCCCGCAAGGTGAGGCCGGCCCGCAAGGTGAGGCCGGCCCGCAGGGGCCATCCGGCCCAGAAGGACCCCCGGGGCCCAAGGGCGACACGGGCGTCCGCGGGTTGCTCGGCTTGGACGGCGACGACGGAGACCCGGGAACGAACGGGCTCCCCGGCGCCGCCGGACCTGCAGGACCAGCAGGCCCAGTAGGACCGCCCGGACCGCAAGGCGAAGCGGGCCCCGCAGGTCCTCCCGGTGCACCGGGCGCCGACTCCACCGTCCCCGGCCCAGCCGGCCCTGCCGGAGCAACAGGACCGCAAGGCCCAACAGGCCCGGCCGGAGCTGATGGCAGGGGCATCAAGTCCACGTACTGCGGTGACGACGGCCGGTGGCTGGTCACGTACACCGACGGCACCACCGAAGATGCCGGCCAATGCCGCGCCCCAGTGATCCCAGGAGCAACCCCATGAGGCCAGTGTCCGCTAAGTTCCCGGTATCGCAGCCCTTCGGCGGCGGCGCCACCCAGGGTGTAGACCCCTATGGCAACGACCCGATGGCCGAGCTAGTGCGGCAGTACGGGAACTACCAGCCATACGGGCACGCTGGCGAGGACATCGCCTGCCCCGTCGGAACGCCCGTCTATGCTGCCGCGCCTGGCACCGTCCTGTGGGCGGACTGGGGAACCAACCTTCCCGGCGACGACTCCGACTGGGGCTACCGGCAGCGCTGGTACCTGTACAAGGGCTTCCCCGGAATCGTGACCGTCATCCAGCACCCGGGCTGGATTGGCGTGTACGCCCACCTCTCGAACAACGACCCGGCCCCGGCCGGAACCGTCGTGAAGGAAGGGCAGCTCATCGCCTACTCCGGGAATACCGGCGGAGTCGCCCCACACCTCCACCGCGAGGCGCTGGTGGATCTGAACTACACCACGGGTGGCGGACTCATCTACGGCCGGACCAATCCCGCCAAGTACGACGGCGTCACGCTCAGACCCGAAAGCTCGACCGTCAAGGCCGCCCCGGCAGCATCCACCACGAAGGAATCCGAAATGCCTGTAACTAAGCGCGTCGACAGCACGTTCAAGGCCCGCCATCGGCTCCCCAAGGGATCCGCGTACACGCTGTCTGTGAAGGACGACGGGACCAGCGCGAACTTCGCAGTGAACGGCGTGGGTCACTACGTGATCCACAACTACATCCGAGGTGAGGGCCTGCTTCCGGGACAGCGCATCAAGGCCCAGTTTTTCCTGGTCAAGAGCGGCAAGGCCAGCGGCCACTTCGAGCAGGACATCGTCGGAACCATCGACGGCACGTTCGACCACCCCGTGGTGCTGAACCGGACCATCGAAGCCGGGACCCTGGTCACCTGCCTCCTCACCTCAAGCAACACCGAAACCGCGTACATCACCGGGTTCGGTGCCGAAGTCACCACATGGAAGGCCTAGCAATGGCAGATCACGCAGCAACCATCAGCAATTACGCCGACGCACTGAACCGCGCCTGGCGCACCCTCTACACCGGCTTCATCCTCGACGCACTCGTCCTCATCGGCGGCGGCCTCACGTCGCTGCTGACGGACACGTCGATCACGTCGCGGGCGTTCTGGATCGCTTTCGGCATCCTCGTGGGCAAGTCCTTCCTGACTTCACTCGGCTCGTACCTGCTCCGGCTGAAGTTCACCCCGAAGCCAGCAGCAACCGCCGCAGCGGTCGGTCTCAACAGCACAGCAAAGTAGGAGGTAGCGGTGGCGCTCTCATGGGTCTCGGTAAACGCGAACACTGGGGACATCATCGCTGACCTCACCAACCTGAAGGTCGACGGGTCACTCAAGCAGACGCTGATGCGGTACGAATCGCAGACGGCGTCGCTGCCCTTGGGTGACCCGAACGACCCGGCAGACCCATCCCGGCCGCCGGCGAACTGGCGGCAGGCGACGAGGAAGGGCGCCGTGTTCCTCGTGGCATTGGATGAGGGCGACGAGAACAACCAGCGTCGGCCACTATGGGGCGGCATGGTCATCCGCCGCATTACGTCCAGCAACGATGACGTGAAGCTGTCCCTAGTCTCCGCTGAGGGGTACTTCGACCGCGTCTATGTCGGGAACATCAAGTTCGCTGGGATCCCCCAGAACACCATCGTGCAGACCCTCGTGGAGACCTACGCCAAGACCGGGGCTAAGCGTGGCCTGCCAATCCGGGTGCAGGTCATCGGCGGGCCCGGGCAGACCCTGGGCAAGGAGTACACCGACGCCGAGGACAAGACCCTCTACTCCGTACTCACGGAACTCTCCGGAATGCTCGGCGGCCCGGAATGGACCGTCGGCTGGGAATGGGTGGACGCCCAACGCCTGGGCCTAGTGCTCTACGTCGGCGACCGCATCGGCTCCCCTCCCCCGGCAGGGCTCGGC